AAGAAGCGCTTGAAGAAGAAGTTTCTATGCTACACGAATCACTTGTTGAAAAGTTGGATGACTACGTCTCATACCTTGCAGACGAATTTATCACTGAGAACAAGGTAGAAATCGAAAGAACGATTCAGGCTGAAGCTGCGATTGACTTTGTTCAGGCGCTTGGCGAATTGTTCCTAGAACACAATTACAACATTCCAGAAGAACAGATTGATGTCCTGGAAATGATCTCAGCAAAATACGATGAGCTTGAAGAAGCTCACAACGAAGCATTGCTGCGTCTCATCGAAGCTGAAAAGATGATCGATGAAAAGAGCAAGAGAGAAATCGTCACAGAAATGTCTGCGAACCTGACTTCAATTGAAGCAGAAAAGTTCAAGACGTTGGTTGAAGGCTTTGAGCTTACAGATGACGTAGAAGCATATGTCAACAAGCTTGAAACAATCAAGGAACACCACTTCGGTAAGACAACTCCTGGTAAGACAAAACTGATCACGGAAGAAATCGAATACACCGAAGAGCAGGTTGAAGCGGAAGCTAGAGAAGAAAAGAAGGCTGCGAACCCAAATATGCAGCGTTACTTGGCATCTCTAAATTCTACTAGAAAAGCCTAAGTTGCTGCGAGTCAAAATACTCAAACAACTAAATATAACAAACTTCAAAGAAAAGAAGACACAGGAGTTAAATTTAAATGATTCACGGTAATGATACTAGAACGCTAGTAGAAAAGTGGAAGGATCTGCTTGACGCTGATGGCGAAGCGCCAATCAAAGATCTTCACAAGAGACGTGTCGTTGCCTCTCTTTTTGAAAACACGGAGAGAGAACTAGGACTCGCTCATTCTCTAGGTTCACGTCAGCAGCTGAACGAATACACATCAGGCGTTCCAGCTAACTTTATGGGTGCCTCCTCATCAACAGCTGGTTCTGGCGGTATCGATACGTTCGACCCGATCCTGATCAGCATGATTCGTCGTACGGCACCGAACCTTATGGCCTACGATATTCTTGGCGTGCAGCCGATGACCGGTCCTACCGGNTTGATCTTCTGCTTGCGNCCAACNTACTCTACGCAGGNTGGNNANCAGACTTTCTATAACGAAGTCAACACTGCCCATGCTACGGTTTCTGGTGGNACTAACACCGCTGGTGANAAGCACGTTGGTTCACTTCCTGGTAACTCATCTGTTTCAGCNAACCTTGCTGCTACAGGTCTGTACAACTGGGCTGGTGGNATGTCTACGGCACAGGGCGAAGCTCTGGGTTCAGATGGCAACACTGCTTGGCCAGAAATGTCATTCACCATTGACAAGCATACCGTTACTGCAATGGAAAAGAACTTGAAGGGTGAATACACCATTCAGATCGCTCAGGACTTGAAGGCAGTTCATGGTCTTGACGCTGATCAGGAACTTTCTACCATCATCTCAACGGAACTTCTGGCTGAAATCAACCGTGAAGTTGTCCGTACTGTAAACTTCACTGCAAGACAGGGTTCACAGGAAAACACCACAGTCGCTGGCTTCTTTGACCTTGATACCGACTCAAATGGCCGTTGGTCAGTTGAAAAGTTCAAGGGTCTTATGTTCCACATCGACCGCGAATGCAATCGTATTGCCAAGGAAACGCGTCGTGGCAAGGGTAACTTGCTCATCTGCTCTTCTGACGTTGCTTCAGCACTTCAGGCAGCAGGCGCACTTGACTACGCTCCGGCCATCCAGAATGCGCTTTCGGGCGAAGTCGATGACACCGGCAACACCTTCGTTGGTTTGTTGAATGGTCGCATCAAGGTCTACATTGACCCGTATGCCGACGCAATTCTCAACGGCACGCCTGGTCTGAACTATATCACAGTAGGCTACAAGGGTAGCACAGCTTATGACGCTGGCCTCTTCTACTGCCCATACGTTCCGCTACAGCGCGTGACCGCAGTTGACCCAGGTACCTTCCATCCAAAGATTGGCTACCTGACACGTTACGGTATGACAGCTAACCCGTTTGCTCAGGGTCTGTCGGCCTCTAACCAGGGTCAAATCTTGAAGGATAGCAACGTCTACTACCGTAGAACTATCGTCAAGAATATCATGTGATTCGAACTTTACAGTTCTAAATCTACCAAATACTCCAGGGAGAAATTCCTGGAGTATTTTTTTATGAAAAAATGCAGAAATATCTAGTCTAGTTCACCGTGTGTGGTTTGGTTTCATTATTGCAGATGTAAGCATCAGAGACCAGCGCCGTGCTACCGATCATCACCTTAAACCAATTCTCCAAAGCTTTTTCTTCAGAAGGAGAATAACTGCCGATCAAGCGAATCAAAAAGTTCAATGCCACCGGCATAGCTTCCTGCGGACTTAAACCTTTTGATTCAAACCAAGCTTGGAGTTCGGCTATCAGTTGAAGCTGCTTCTGGACTTCAGCCTTATCACCTGTCAGTTTTGCCATGATTTTCCTCCCAGTTACAGCCAAAAGCCTACCGTTTGGCGACTGAAAAGTCAACCTTGACCAATTCTGTTAATGATGGTAGGGTTTAGCTGGCCAGTGTGTATTCTTTGCTTGCTTCCTGTGGCACTGGCTTTGAGGTAACTTGGCTGGAGACCCGTTGTCTCCAGCCTTTTTTATGCAGCCGCAACCTTTTCCATCGACCGCAATTCTGCTCTTAGATTTTGAACTTGATTCAACAAGTCATCTCTTTCTCCTGTCATTTGTTCTAGTTCCATTTTCAAGTCAACGGCTTTGTCCTTCCAGGCCTGACCCCATTCCCGTATCGCGGAATTGGCTTCCCGAATCTTCTCCATGCGTTCTTCAAGAGCGCTGTCAAATTCCCGGCAAGCCTGAATCACACCGTCAATCTTTGGGCAGGTATGCTTTGGTTCCGACAGCATGTCGTATGACAGATCACGTTCTATGTAGTTGCGATTCATCAGAACCTCTCAGGTATGAGCTTGTGATTATTGGGGCATGGTGCGTTCAAACTGAAGTCACCGCGCGCATCGGTACCGCCACAATAGATACACTTCTCGTCATAGAAGGATGAATCTGAGTAGCGGGTATTATGGCCATACTCATCGTGGGCTGGCTTCTCAAACTCCAGCGGTTGTTTCTGTTTTTGCATTTTTCCTCCATTCGGTAATGATTACATAGCCGCGTATGGGAAACCACAACGGCCAAAGTAACTGAACAAACAAGTATTGTCTAAGGCTCACTTCATTCATCCTTCTGATTAGGATGAGTGGGCACATGACCACAAATCCAATGAAGAGATAAAGAAAGATGACTGATGCAACGCAGGCTGAGTTGAACATGTGAACTCCTTTCAGATAGTCGACTATGGTCAAGAGTGATCCGATAGCGAAGAAAAGCGTCGTGAAGAAAGCGGTGATAGCTCCGATTTCAAGCATGTTTTATTTCTCCGATTTAAAAAGCTCAGGGTACGCTTCAGTTATCGGCCGGGCGCCAATTATGTATCGCATTTTGTACCCAGACCTTACAACGGTTTGATAAATCGGTACATAAGGAGCGTAGTAAAAACCGGCATCTGCCAGCATCCTCCCTTTGTACCAAGCGAGCATTGGATTAGGCTTTATCTTCATCAGAGAGCTCGCTCTGACGATTGCCGGACCGGATAGGACAAGCCCACCCAGCCCGGTTAAGAAGCCCCTGCGGCTCTGTATCAAGCGAGCCTCCGTTTGATTCTATAACGCATAGCGTATTTCTTATAATCCGGATGAGTAACCCAGAAGATTTCTCCCGGGCTAGTTTCTGGAAGAATGAAGCCTAGGAATGGCCGGTCGTATATTGTATTACCAGAGTAAGCGATGATGCCGGTGTCCAACTTTGGACTGCTCAGGCGCGCAGGATAAGCGTAGAAATTCTGAAACTTCTCTATCGGTGGCATGCGGCCATAATACTCAACGGTATTTGCGCGTCCTCTCCGGCTTATCGCAGCAATCTTGTTGCGTATTCTTTCAATGTCCAACGGCGATTCAATTTCTACTTCATCAAGAGTTTCGTACCATTGCTGAAGTGTTTTTCTTTCCTTAACATCTTCCCAAGTCAATCCCTGACGTTCGATGCGAAAACTCATTGAGGCGAAATCCGCTTGCTCAGATATTGGCACGTCGACGTGTCGCATCCAGTAGACCAAAGCCGGAAAGCTCACCGGACGACCATTCGCTCTTAGCACGGTCCAAGGGCCACGGTGATGAGGATTCTCAAGCCAACCTGCCGGAATAGGGTCAAAGGGCTCCGGTTGCTTTATTGGCGGAGGTTGTGGTCTAGGATCAGGTTGAACGGCTTCCTGACCCATTGCAGAGACAGCTAAGGGCAGCGTTGCCGCCGCCCCTCCAATGAGACCGAACATATTTCGGCGGGATAGTTCGTTTGACATGCGATTCACCTTATCAGGTAGACTATGATTATATAGGTGGAGAAAAGAGCTCCTAACACAAGGTCAAGAAAGAACAAGTTGTTGATGATGTTGGCCCTGCGCTTCCGTGCTTCGTCATAGACTGTGAAACAATCCTTCAACGGTTTCATTCCTGTCTCCTCTCCTAACATTTTAATTCTTCAATCCTTGCATATGGTGTTTCTGTCTGATACAACGGTCTTCTTACAATGCTGCCATCTTTTAGTATTTCTGTTTTGAAAGGTAAGGCTGCTCGGAACTCTTCATGCGGAAGTTTTTGTTTTAACTCTCTGATCGGCATCTCAATGTATGTCAAGCCACCGTACTTTTTAAGAGCTTCTTCTTCTCTTAGTATTTCTTTGATTCCAACCAAAGGCGCATACCCTTCAGCTGTGCCCACCGGATTGATATGGTCAAAGACCACCGCATATTTGACGACATATTCCATTGGTGCTGGCTTTAAAACCTTGACCGGCATCAAGGAGCTTGCGCGCACTATAGCAGGCGCAGCGGCGAAGCAGATTAAGCCGGTGATTAGACCACGTCTTGTTGCTTCCATAAACGCTACCTCTTGAGGAAAAGGCTCCGGCTTGGAACCGGAGCCAAGTTTGGCTTTCAGGGAATGATAGCGGTATTTCATTCAGCCTTGTTTGGCTGCAATCACGGCCTCCTCAAGCGGTGTCACGTCAAACTGATCGATGAGCCACAACTGTCCGTTGCCAGCGTAACCCAGTATTAGAGGATCGATCGGGTTACGTACCGGTATGGGTGTCTCCTCGTCACTTATTTTATATTTCACTTCGGACATGATGTAAACCTTGTTAAATTCCTTCCTGGCAGCCAGCATTTTTTCTCGCGTGGCTTCCGGAATCATGCCTTGGAATTGCGCCGTAATGCTGCTCTTCACCTTTGAAGGATATCGAAACAGCGTTTCCTTTGACCGCTTGTTGGCACGGGCGATCAGCATTGTTCTCACATCAGTATATTTGTCCAAATCGGGTGGGAGATCAGGCCATTGATGAATGGACTTATGTTTGCCATCTTCCGATACGATCTGGATATAATTGTGCGGAGAATTGATATCGAACAAGGCTAGAACCGGTAGACCTTCTTCATCGCGCCATTCAAGGCACTTCATATCAATGGGAAGGTAGAGACCAGCGTATTTGTTGGCGTTGGTCGATTTCGCCTTCAATTGAATGACGTTTGAGATCTCTTTATCCAGCGCTTGAGCAGNTTCGCGCTCAACCTCAAACAACTTCGCGCGGCGTTCCTTGAGCAAAACTTCTTGACGTTGTAGGATTTCAACAGGCGGATACTCAGCTGCGTATTTGGTAGATTCAACTACCCGTGCCAATGCATTCATGGTTTTCTCCCAAAAAAATTAGTCGCGGAGAAATTATTTACCTTGACTGCGTAAAAGTAAACCCTTGGAGCTTGTCAGGGCTCCAAGGGCTCGCTACAGGAAGAATGCTCTAGGCAATTAGGAGAAACCAAGGTTCTGCACATCGGTTCTCACAGGAAAGTTCTACCCTGTACCAGCTCGCGAGTAAAGTGATAAAATTATGAACGCTTGCGGACAGTATATTCCAAGCCATTGTTCTTAAAAATGATGGTTTCTCCGTGATTTAGAGAATCGATGAGCAGAGAGATAAAGTTTGTGTCCGTCGCGAGCGTAAGGTTTGAACGCGGGCGAAAGCCTTCTTGCCTTGCGCCAAGCCGTCTGTTCTTCTCATACAAACTGACACAACTCTTACAGCGGGCGTTCAAGCCATTCTTACCGGCTTTATTCTTTGGGAAGGCGTCAAGCGGTTTGATGTCAAAGCAACCCGTGCAACATTTTTGATCTGGTGGAACTTCTGGTGTTTGTGACGTGTTGGGCTGTTGTAGTTTTGCCAAAATAGCGGCACGATCGTAAGACATTATTTTCCTCTGTTTTGAAAAAAATTGCTAAATACCTGACGATAATAAAATTGTCAGGAAAACACCGCATGACTGGTTATGTATACTTCATTGAAGACACTCAACATTCAAAATTTTATATTGGGTCACATAAGGGAACAGTGAACGATGGTTACATTTGTTCAAGCAAAATAGTAAAAGAACAAATGAAAGAAAGACCTTCGGATTTTCGACGTGTTATAGTTGCGATTGGAACATATGAAGATATGATTTCATTAGAATCGTCGTTGTTAAGAAAAGTAAACGCAAAAGTCAATCCAAATTATTACAATCTCCACAACGGCGATGGTAAGTTTTATTGTAAATTCAGAACTAAAGAATCGATTGAAAAGAGTAGAAAAGGCATCCTAGGTCGACCACTCAGCGAACAACATAAATCTAAATTAAGAAAATCGCACACCGGTAAAAAAAGATCCATTTCTCATGTAGCTAATATGAAAAAAAGTAGAATTAAACATTATACAAGTTTGACATCAGAACAACGTAAAGACAAATACGGCAAGAATAAAGGAAAGTCAATAAAAAACAAAGGATATAATTGGTATCACAATCCTATTACATGGGAGCAAAAAATGACAAATGAATGCCCGAAAGGTTTTGTTAAAGGTCGTGGAAAGGTTTCTCCTTGACAGCACTAGATCGTACCCCAATAAATACCAATTTGTTGCAACCTGATGGCTTTCAAATCGCCATCAAGAGGCTCAAGACCGTAACATTTTTTACACAACAGATAAACATTCCTGGCTTTATACTGCCACCAACATCGATCAACAATCCATTCATTGAAATCCCTATTCCGGGTGATCACATTCAATTTGACGACCTGACGTTCACCTTCAAGGTTGATGAGGATTTCCGAAACTATATGGAAATCTACAACTGGATCAACGGACTTGGCTACCCTGATGATTACAGCCAGTACAAAACTCTTGCTGATGCGGACAAGGAAAAGTTCCGCAATGACGGTATNAAATCCGACATTTCAGTGCTGATCATGACCAACCTCAAGAACGCCAATCTTGAAGTCTTGTTCCGCGAAGCCTTCCCCATTTCGCTGGGCGGTTTCAACTTCGATACCACTGACAATTCATTGACCGAGATCTCTACCGAGGTCACGTTTAAATATGAAAAATTCGATATTACGGTTTTACCAAGATAACGTATTGATGTATAATATGATTTTAGCTTGGAGAACAGATGCAAATTGATGAAATCTTCAAGCTGTGGGATGAAGATTCACGTATTGATGTTACCCAATTACAGTTTGAATCACTGAAAATTCCTCAGCTGCATAACAAGTATTACAAGATCTATCTTTCTGAAAAATTGATTCTAAAAAAACTCAAGNCCAAGGCATCACAGCTGAAGCTTGAGAAACAAGAGTTCTACCTTCTTGGCCCTACCGAAGAAACCAAGGCAAAGGGCTGGGTACTTCCCGAACGCGGCAAGATTCTCAAACCGGATCTAGAACCATATCTAGCCGCTGACAAAGACATCATCGATCTCAACCTCAAACTCGGCGTTCAAGAAGAGAAAATCGAGTTGGTGCGTAGCATTCTTGACACCGTCAAGAACCGTTCTTTCCAGATCCGTGGTGCTATCGATTTTATCAGATTTTCTAACGGAGAATGAGAATTAGTAAGTGAGTGAAGTTGTTGTAATTAAAAAAATCAATGAAGTCTATGTAAAGATTCTTTGTTCCCCTGCTGTATCCATGGAAATGAGTGAATGGTTTACCTTCACCGTTCCTGGTTACAAGTTTATGCCTGCCTACCGGTTCTCAGGTTGGGATGGTAAGATCAGACTCTACAACCGCAAGACAAGTCAGATCTATGCTGGTCTTGTCCAGGACATTGTTGAGCGCTGTCAGAAAGAGAACTATACTGTAGAACTTGACCCAGAACTAGCAGAAACTGCGTATTCTGTTACGGAAGCCAAGGATTTCTTTGAATCCTTAAATGCCAAATATAAACCCAAAGAGTATCAGGCCAGAGCCTTCATTCAAGCCATCCGGGCTAACCGTGGCTTGTTTGTGTCACCGACCGCATCCGGCAAGTCCTTTATCATCTTCATGCTGATGAAATACTTTCAAGGNAACAAGCTTATCATNGTNCCGACNGTCAACCTCGTCAANCAGATGAGTTCNGATTTCATTGACTATGATCTTGCCGGCAAGATTGGTAATGANATTCACATCATCAAGGCGGGTGCTGATAAAAACGCCAACAGATNGATTGTAGTGAGCACCTGGCAGAGCATTCACAAGCTGCCGAAGGAATGGTTCAACAAGTTCAATGTGGTCGTAGGCGACGAATGCCATCTGTTTAAAGCCAACTGTTTGACTTCCATCATGGAAAAGATGGTTCAGACTAAATACAGATACGGCCTAACAGGCACGCTTGACGGTTCGCTCACCAATGAAATGGTGTTACGCGGCTTGTTCGGTAAGGTTCATCAGGTCACGACCACCAAGGCGTTGATGGATTCAGGAGACGTCGCCAAGCTCAAGATTAAGGCCATCGTGCTCAAGTACGATGAGGCAGTGTGTAAGGCGGTCAAGGGTGGCAACTACCAGGATGAACTTGCCTTTCTGTTCGCTCATGAAAAGCGAAATGAGTTCATCAAGAAACTGGCTTTATCGCTCAAGGGGAATACACTGATCATCTTCTCAAGAGTTCAAGACCATGGCGTACCGTTGTACGAAAGCCTCAAGACTATGACCGATTTACCGGTCTACACGGTCCATGGAGGCGTGGATGGCGATGAGCGCGAAGATATCCGTAAGATTGTCAACTCTCATGAAAACTCGATCACTGTTGCTTCGGCAGGAACGTTCTCAACCGGTGTCAACATACCGAACCTGAATAACATTATCTTTGCTTCACCCAGCAAGTCACGGGTGCGCGTGATGCAGTCAATCGGACGAGGCCTGAGAAAATCTGACATGAAGAACAATTGTACCCTGTTCGATATTGCCGACGACCTTTCCTACAAGAAATGGAAGAACTACACGCTGCTACATTTCGTGGAACGTATCAAGATGTACATCGCGGAGCAATTCGAATTTAAACAGCATAACGTAAGGATTTAAGATGACTACCAAGCCAATTCACCACCTGGTGCTGACCAACGGCGA